AGTGCCCGAATCCGGAGTGCAAGCACAAACACCCGATCGAGGTGCAGCAGCCGCAACCTGCATAGCGACATGGCAGCCAGCGTGACAGTGACGGGGTCCGTGAAGACCGATTACGGCATCGATGCGCCGGAAATGCTGAAGAGCTTGACGATTCGGGGTGGCGTGTTCGCCGCGTTCGGTCTGCTGATCTGGTTCATGAACCGCGCAACGATGCCACGGAACGCGGCGGCGCTGCTCGTCGTGCTGGCGGGGATCGGCATTGTGCATTTCGCGATTGCCGGCGTGATGTTGTGGAGCAGCAGGGTGGGCAAACTCGCGATGCGCGATCGGCTGCTGGACGCGCTCGCGCTCAAGGGCGACGAAAAGCTCCTGGACGTCGGGTGCGGCCGCGGCCTGTTGCTGATTGGCGCGGCGAAGCGCCTGACGACGGGGCGCGGCACGGGGATCGATATCTGGTCTGAAGAACATCTGTCAGCGAATAGCGCCGATGCGGTGCGCGTGAACGCGAAGGCCGAGGGCGTGGCGGATCGCATTCGCGTGGAAGACGCCGATGCGCGGAAACTGCCGTATGGGAACGAGAGCTTCGACGTGGTGATGTCGAGCCTTGTCGTTCACAATCTGGACGGGCGCGAAGAGCGCGAGCAGGCCATTACGGAAATGGCGCGGGTGTTGAAGCCGGGTGGGCGGATTGCGGTGTTCGACATTGTGTTCTCGGGCGAATACGCGAAGATATTGCAAGAGCTTGGTTTGGTTGAGGTTGGTCTCTCCACTTATTCCTTCCTTTGGTGTGTTCCGGGGCGGTTGCTGACGGCACGCAAGAAGTAAATCAACCAATACAGACGTGGGCGCCGGCCGCGGGCTCGCGCTCCATCAAGAACCTCGTTCACAACTTTGTTTGAAGTTTATTGTGCGTGCGCTCAGTGAGTTAGCGCGACAGCGATTTTGTGCGCGCGGACGAGACTGTTATTCTCCGGGCGGGTCAGGAGGGCTTGTGGCAGTCAAAACGGCCGAAAAAGAGCAGGAAGAGAGCGCGAGACAGCCCAAGGCTGAGGGAGAGGGGGCGGGGAGCGGCCATTCATCGCGGGATACGATTGCGAAACTGCTGGACAAAATCGAAACGAAGCTGCAGGGCGAGGACCTGAAGGTGAGTCTTGGAGATTTCATCCGGCTGGTGCAACTGGAGAAGGAACTGGCGGACGAGGAAACTCCGAGGGAGATCAAAGTGACATGGGTGGAACCCCGGACGACGTCCGATTCCGCAGGATAAAGTACAGCCCGCTGCCATCGCAGAAACGGTTTCACAAATCGGAAGCGCGGTTCAAGGGGTTTTCGGGGCCAATCGGATCGGGGAAGAGCCAGGCACTCTGTCAGGAAGCGATCCGGCTGAGTTACCTGAATGCGGGAAGACTGGGGCTCATCGGAGCGCCGACTTACCCGATGTTACGGGATGCGACGCTGGCGACTTACAGCGAGATACTCAGCGCGAACCGATTGCCGCACGAATACAGCAAGGCCGAGAACCTGCTGACGATGAAGGACACGGGGTCGCGGGTGCTGTTCCGGTCCGTGGATGAGTTCGAGCGATTGCGCGGGACGAACCTGGCGTGGTTCGGAATCGACGAACTGACTTACACGGCGGAGGAGGCGTGGCTGCGGCTGGAAGGGCGGTTACGCGATCCGTCGGCGACACGACTGTGCGGTTTCGGCGTGTGGACGCCCAAGGGGTTCGACTGGGTGTACCGGCGCTTCATCAAGGACCCGGTGGAAGGCTATGAGGCTATTCTGGCGAGGCCACTTGAGAACCGGTATCTGCTGGCGAAAGTCCCGGATTTCTACGAGCGGCTGAAGCGGAGTTACGACGCACGGTTTTTTGAGCAGGAGGCGCGGGGCGAGTATCTCAGCCTGAATTCGGGGCTGGTGTACCACGCGTTCGATCGCAATGTGAACCTGCGCGAAGTGGAGATGGATCCGCGTTTCCCGCTGCTGTGGGCCCTCGATTTCAATGTGGACCCGATGAGCTCGGTGATCGCGCAGAAGAAGGACGAGGTTGTGGCGGTGATCGATGAAATCGTTCTGCCGCGGGCGAGTACGACGGACGCCTGCGAGGAGTTCCAGTCAAGGTACAGCTTTCATGCGGCGGGCGTGGTGGTGTACGGGGATGCGTCGGGGGCGGCGCGGCAAACGACGGGAATCAGCGACTATGCGACGGTGCGGGAGTTCTTTCTGCGGCAGGGCTACAAGAACGCGACGTTCAAGGTGCCAGCGAGCAACCCGAGTATACGGGACCGGGTGGCGCTGGTGAATTCGCAATTGAAGGCAGCGGACGGGGAGACGAGGCTGTTCGTGCATCCGCGATGCCGGGAACTGATTCAGGATTTCGAGGAAGTGACTTTCAAGGCGGAGACGTCGGTGATCGACAAAGATCGCGATTCGAAGCGGACGCATTTGTCGGATGCGCTGGGGTATCTGGCGTGGCAGGAATGCCGGGCGCAAGCGCCGTTCGGGGAACAGGGGAAGCGGCTGCTATGAGGTGTGGGGAATGAAGACGGCAGTGGATGGAGGCGTTGTGCAGATGCTGCGCGAACATCCCGAGTACAGAGCGCGGAAGCCGATGTGGCGGATGTATCGCGATCTGTACGCCGGCGGCGAACAGATGCGGGCGAATGCGGGCGAGTATCTGATTCGCCGGAACAAGGAGCCGCTCGAGGTGTACGCGGAGCGGCTGAGCCGGGTGTTCTACGAGAACTACGCGGGGTCGATCATCGACTGGTATGCGGCGACGCTGTTCCATCGCGAGCCGGTGCTGACGTTTGAAGAGACGAATGACGCAGCGAGGCGATTCTACGGCGAATTCATCGGCGACTGCGACCGGAAGGGGACGGGTTTCACGGAGTTCTTCCGCAGCCGGTTCATCGAGGCGCTGGTATATGGGCGGAGCTACATCCTGATCGATTTTCCGCGGGCGTCGGGAACCGCGGGGACGCGGGCGGAGGAGGATGCGTTGGGCTCCTCGCGTGCCTACCTGCTGCACTACACGCCGGACGAGCTGATCAACTGGGGCCACGACGAGCACGGGAATTTCGAGTGGGTGGTGCTGCGGACGGGCGGGCTGCGCAAGCTGAACGCGGAGGACGCCGCGTGGACGTACGAGACGCGGTGGGCTTACTTCGACAAGGACAGCTACCGGATCTACAGCGAGCGGCAGGAGACTTCGACGTTTCCGACATGGGCGTGGCCGGAGGATGCGGGGAAGAAGGCGGTGCTCATGGACGCGGGCGTGCACGGGCTGGCGAAGCTGCGGAGGGTTCCGCTGGTGGATCTATCGGTGCCCGAAGGGATGTGGCTGATGAACAAGGCCGCGATGCTGCAGCTCGAGCATTTCAACAAATCGAACGCGCTTTCGTGGGCGCTGACGATGGGCCTGTTCGCGATGCCGGTGATCTACTCAGAGCGCGACTGGAACCAGTTACTCGGCGAATCCTACTACTTGCAGCTAGGCAAGGACGACAAGTTCGGGTGGACGGAACCGCAGGGTCACGTGTTTCAGATCGCCGCGGACAATCTGGCGAGGTTGCAGCAGGAGATCTACCGGGTCTGCTACACGGCGCAGGCGGGAGGCGATCTGGCGGGATCGGGGGTGCAGTCGGGGCTGAGCAAGCAGCGCGACTTCGCGATCACGCAGGAAGTGCTGCGGGCGTACGGAGACGCGGTGAAGGAGTCGATGAGGCGCGTGCTGGGGGCGGTGGACGCGGCGCGAGAGGACGAGGCCACGATCGACGTTTCGGGCATGGACGAGTTCGACATGGGCGATTTCGCCGCGGAACTGGCGGATGCACGCGGACTGCTGGATCTCGGGATCGAATCGCCGACGCTGCGCAAACAGGTCTTCAAGCGGCTGGCGCTGAAATATCTGTGCGACAGCCGGCAGAGCGCCAAGGATCAGATCGCACGGGAAATCGAAGAAGGACGGAACGGATGAGCGAAAGCGAATCGGGAGAGCAGACGGCGCAGAAGGCACCGGGCGACGAACTGCGCGACATCATTCGGAGCGCGATCGAGGAATACGTTCGCGCCGAGCAGGCCAACAGCGAGCCGGCGTACAAGACCGAACTTGTGGAAGAGCGGAAGCGGCGCGAGCAACTGGAGCGGCGGGTCAACGAACTGGCGGCGGAGAACGAACGAAGCCGCGCCGCCGCGGAACGGGCCGAGAGAGACGCGGTCCTGCGGGCGGAACTACAACGGCTCGGCGTGAACAAAGTGGACCTCGCATTTCGCGCAGTGAAGGAAGACATCCGGAGAGCCGAAGATGGGCGCATTGTGGCGCGGAGCGACGGCGGCGAGGTGGGGCTGCGCGAATATCTCTCGCAGTTCGTGAACGAGAACCCAGAGTTGCTGCCGGCGCGGATTGCGGGCGGTTCGGGTATGGAGTCGATTCCGCGGCCGGCGATTGGGGCGGGCGGAGTCGATCTGGACAGGATCCATCCGGGGATGGCCCCGGAGGAATTACAGCGGGCACGGCAGGAAATCGCGCGCCTCGCTTCGCAGACCCTCAAGGGGTTGTAGGCGGACTCCGCGGAGTCCAGGAGAAAGAGAGGAAGAATGTCAACAACGGCAATTACGTCCACTAATCTCGCGAGCGCGATTGTGAAGCTGGTTGCAGTGGACGCGCTGCCCGCACTGGTGGGCAATTTGGTGATGGGCAACCTGGTCAATCGCGATTACGAACCGACACTGGCGCAGTCGGGGGACACGATCAACGTCCCGATTCCGCCGTCGCTGGTGGCCCATAACATCGCCGAGGGCGGGACGGTGACGCCGCAGAACCCGAACCTCGGCAACGCGCAGATCGTGCTGAACACGCACGCGGAGGCAACGTTCCAGATTCCGGACGTAACGAAGGTGCTGGCGGTGCCGGATCTGTTGAAGCTGTACATGCAGCCGGCGGTGATCGCACTGGCGGAACGAATCGAAACCGATCTGCTCGCGCTGACGCCGCAGTTCACGGCGAACACGCCGGTGGGCACACCGGGAACGGCGCTGACGGAGGAGGCGGTGGACGCGGCGGAATCGACGCTCTTCAAAGCGAAGGTCCCGAGCAGCGCGCCGAAATATCTGGTCGTGGATTCGAACGGCTATTCGGTGCTGCGCCAGATTCCACGGTTCAGCGAGTTCTATTCCGCGGGCGAGGCCGGGCTGCGTGCGCTGATCGACGGGACGGTGGGCAAGATGAAGGACTTCTTCATTCTGCGCTCGCAGTTCGTGCCGAAGTCGGGGAGCTCGCCGGTGATCACGGACAATCTGGCGTTCACGCGCGACGCGATCGGCCTGGTGGTGCGCAGGCTGCCGAAGCCACTGCAGGGGACCGGCGCGGTAGCGGAATACGCGGAGATGGGCAACTTCGGGATTCGCGTGGTGATGAGCTATCAGCCGAATACGCTGACGCAGCAATTCACCGTCGATGTGCTGTACGGGTGCGCGGTTCTGCGGAACAACTGCGCGGTGCAGGTGTTCTCCTAGAGTGGACATGGCGGGGGCGGCAATGCCGTCCTGTGTTGGTGTAGCAGGGGAGGCTGTGGGTGGCCTCCCCTCTTTTTGTTTGACCGGGAGAATCACAGTGGATTTACGAGCGTTCTATCAGAAGATCAGGCAGCTCGAGACGGAGATTCCGGGGAGCCACGCCGTTGTGGTGAGCAACGAGACGCCGGATGGCGGGCGAGCGGGGCGGATATCCGAGGTGCCAAAGGCGCTGGCGGCGCGGATGATTGTCGAGGGCAAGGCGAGGCTGGCGACGGCAGAGGAGAGCACACGGCACCACGCCGGCCTGGAGCGGGCGGTTGAAGACGCACGGCGCGCGGTATTGCTGGGGCGGGCGTCGGAGCGGCTGCTCTCAGACGCCGACGTTGAGGCGTTGCGCGTCGCGCTGAAGCCGGGGAAGGGTTCGTGAGGCAGAGGCATGGCGCTATTCAACGATGGACCAATCAACCGCATTGAGGAACTGGTGCAGCTCGACAGCTCACTGCTGGAAACCGCAACGATCGAAGGGATCGACTTGGGGGCACGGATATCGAGCGTGCAGGACGCGATGGCAACGGAGATCCTGACGTTCCTGCTGAACGAGGCGGCGGATGGCGATGTGGCGGGGGGCGGGCGGCGGCGGGCGCTGGGCGTGAGTGACGTTGTGGTAAACGCCGAGCTGAAGCGATGGCACGCGCTCGCGACGCTGCAGAGTGTGTATCGCGACGCCAACGGGCATCAGACGAACGAACGCTATCAGTGGAAATGGCAGGAGTTCGGAATGCTCGCAGCGGCCGCGAAGGAAAAGTGTCTGAGGATTGGCATCGGGCTGGCGGACGATCCTGTACCGCGCGCCGATGCGCCGGTGGTGACCACCGTGCCCGGGATCGGGACGGGAGGGACGCTCACATTTGCGGTGGCACTGGTGAACGCGGCGGGACAGGAAGGCGCTGCCAGCGACATTGTGGCGTTCACGCTGGCGGCGGATACACAGGCACAGGTCCGGCCGGGTGGCGCGGCGCCGGCGAATGCGTGCGGGTGGAATGTCTACGCCGGAAGCGGTGCGGGATCGCTGGCGCGACAGAACGACGAGTTGCTGGCGGCATCCGCCTTGTGGATACAACCCGGCGTGCCGCGTGCAGGAAGCGCTCCGTCCGGTGGACAGGGCGCGGCGAGGTACGTCGTCCTGAGTCGGACGATTCGGAGGGGGTGAGTCGTGGCGCTTGCCAGCACACTGGTGGTGCAGAAGACGGTTGCGCTGCTGAGCGGAGACACCGGGCTGAACGCGACGGCGCAGGAGATCGCGCTGATGTCCGGGGTGACGATCGCGCCAATCGGCCCGCAGCAGGTGGCCGCAAGGAATGTGTCGATCGAGATTGCCGCGGAGAGCAATGCCACGCGCTATCCGGTCTTCCACGTCTACTGCGAGCGGCTGACTAACTCGCAACAGGAACGCTTCCGCGTTTTTTCGGGCGAGGTCAGGGTGGTTGTGGAGGTGCGTGTTTCGCAGGACAGGCTGGAGGGATTGGAAGATCAGTTACACGGCTGCGTAGATGCAGTTACTCAGGCACTGGATGAAAATCGCGGCGACTGGAGCGACGGCGTGTTCTACGCGGGCGGATATGAGGTGACGTACGCTCCGGTCAAACATGGCGGGCGTAACTTCATACAGACGGCAAAGGTGACGTTCGACGCCGCGGTGAGCAGGTAAGCAGAGCGGGAAGTTACGAGAGGAGCGATCGGCAATGCCATCGTATGTTTCTTCAAATGAGAATCGATGTTACGTTGCGCTTGAATCCAGCTATGGCATTGCGGCCGGAGTCGGCGCGGCGAACAGGATTCCTCCGGTCAGTCTGACGGTGACGCAGAAAACTGAGCGCGGACAAAGGCGCGACAAGACGGGATCGCGAACATTTATCGGCGATCCGCCGGGGCTGAGG